AAAATAAATATAGGATGTATGCACGATAATACTTTGCAATTTAACGATAAAATAAAATCTGTTTCATTGTTTAAAACTCAATTAACTGATGCTGAATGTATCGCTTTAACAACTTTATAATACCCAAAATGAACATATACAAATTAATATTTAAAGACCAAGTAGAAGCTGAATTAACGTTAATGGCAAAGAGTGTTATTGATAAAGATTTAAGCTATATTAAAGGCACACAGGCTGTAGTTTATATTGGTGTTATTGATGAAGTAACTCAAGACTATTGCGTTGATGTAATGACTGCTGATGATATAGATTTTGGAAGTAATGAAATAAAACCAATTGAACCTAAACACGCTTTTGCAGGTTATTCAATAAACGCTGAAGTAGCTGAACCATTAATTTTACCAAATGAAAAGTTATCTTAATTATATCCTATCAGGTTTAATATTATTCTTTGCTCCTATACAGGGATTACTTATTGCTGTAGCAGTGGGTATAATGTTAGACACGTTTACAGGTATTTTTAAATCAATTAAACTGAACGGGTGGGTTTCTATCCGTTCACGTAAATTGAGTAATGTAGTATCTAAAATGCTTCTTTATCAGGTTTGTATTGTATTACTATTTGCTATTGATTTTTACGCTTTAAATGAATTTATAATACGCACGTTCGGGATAAAATATATGTTTACAAAATTAGTTGCAATACTTTTAATTTTTATTGAATTAGTAAGCATAAAAGAAAATATTGAGGAGGCTTTAAATATAAAAGTTTGGGATTTATTAAAAACATTATTTAACCGAGCTAAAGAAGTAAAACAAGATATAAATGAAATCACTAAATAATAAAGGTTACAAGCTAATAACAGATTTTGAAGGATTATCATTAAAGCCTTATTTATGTAGTGCAAAACGCCCTACTATTGGTTATGGTAATACTTATTATTCAGACGGTACTTTAGTTACTTTACAGGATAAGCCTATCAGTATAGATGATGCTTTTGAGTTATTTAAAGATATAGCTGATGAGTTTGCTAAACACGTTTCTAAAAAGGTAATATCTAACGTAAATCAAAATCAATTTAACTCACTAGTATCTTTTTGTTACAACGTTGGCAAGGCTAACTTTAATAACTCTACACTTTTAAAATTGGTTAATATTAATCCTAACGATGCTAATATAGCAAAAGAGTTTCTTAAATGGAATAAAGCAGGCGGTAAGGTTTTAAATGGTTTAACTAAAAGAAGAATAGCAGAATCAGCTAATTACTTTACAAAGATATGAAACATCTAATAATATTTTTCTGTTTGTTTTTAGTGGGTTGTGGTTCTAGGAAAGTAGAAGTTTCTAAAGAAGAAAAGAAAATAGAAATAACTACCAATGAATTAACAACTACTATTGATACATCTAATGTTGAAATAAAAACAGATATAGAAACTGAAACTATTACAGTTGAAGCTAAAGATACTTCTAAAGCTTTTATCTATAATGGAAAGACTTATTTTAACGTTGTTTTAAAGCACGAAAAAAAGAAATACAATAGTTTATATAAAAATGATGTAAAGGTATCTAAAATAGAAGCTAAACGTTCTAATATTAAAGTTCAGGAAGTTATTAAAGATAAAAAGATTGAAAGAAAGAGTGATTTATACATCTACTTTATAATAGCTTTTTTTATTCTGATAATTATATTTATAATTTTAAATAGAAAGTATAGAAGCTTCAGGGAGCTAATTTAACAAATAAGCATAGCTATTCTGTATTCACTTATTTGGTTTCAAAACTTATTTTGTTTTTGGTTATATATTTTATTTTTTAGATGTGTATTTTGTTTTTATTTTAAGCAAAGTTACACATTTTTTTTTACATTATAAATACTTACGCACCCATATTTTTTAACATAAAAGTTAATAACTAAATTTTACTATTAATCAATTATAAATTACATTTGTATTATGAAAGTTAAACGTTCAACATTAGTAAAGAAACTTGACACAGTGTTTAGTACTTATATTAGACAAAAGGATGCAGTTAATGATATAGCCACTTGTGTTACTTGTGGTAAAAAAGATGAATGGAAGAAATTGCAATGCGGACACTTTCAATCTAGAAGGCACTACTCTACTCGATGGGATGAAGATAATGTAGGAGTACAATGTTATGGATGCAATATAGCCAATCAGGGACAGCAGTTTTTATTTGCTAAATATTTAGGTTTAGACAAAGCTGAAGAGATGGTTTTAAAAGCTAAGCAAACTGTTAAATTTTCTGATGTAGATTTACAGGATATGATTATACACTATACTAATAAGATTAATACTATTTAAGTTTCTGTTTTTTCTGATTGTTTGTAAATTGGGTAGTTTAACGGCTACCCTTTTTTATTTGTTAAAGTTTTGTTAAAATTAAATTTTATAGTTGCAGATTAAAAAACTCTGTATATATTTGCATAACAATTAAAAACAAAAACAATGAAAGATTTAATCGATTATCAAAGATTCCAAGTAGAAGCTTTACAAAAAAAAGTATGTGAATTAGAAACTAACCTTAACCAAATTAAATTACATATATTTGAGTTATGTGAAGAAGACTGCACGGATGAGTACAAAACAATTATTAAACAATTAATCTACAATTTAGAAACAAATGGAAAGTAAATTATCATTACACGAAAAATTAAGCAAAATCCAAAAAGAATTTAAAGCTAATAAATCAAAGTTTAACTCTTTTGGTAAATACAACTTCAGAAGTGCTGAAGATATATTAGAAGCTCTTAAACCTTTTAATGAAAAGTATGGAGTAAGTTTTACTATTTTAGAATCTTTAATTTGCGAAAACCCTCCAGTATTAAAATCTGTTGCAACTATTTTAGACAACAACGGACTTAACGAAATTAACGCTACAGCTATTGTAGGAGTAGACTTAAATCAGAAAGGGATGCAAGTACCTCAACAATTTGGTTCTGCTTCATCTTATGGCAAGAAATACGCATTAGGTAACTTATTACTTATTGATGATACACAGGATGCTGATGCAACTAATACTCACGGTAAAGAATCTGATGATAAAAAATGGCTAAACGAAAATACTCCTGAGTTTAAAAAAGCAGTTGATTATATTAAATCAGGTGGAACTATTGAAGTTATAGAAAAAAAGTATAAATTAGCAGCCAAAACAAAAGAGGCTCTTTTAAAATAACAAATAATGAAGGTATGCACTAAATGTAAAGTAGAAAAACCATTAACAGATTTTAGAGTAAGGAAAGAAAGAAAATCAGGCTATCGTAGTGATTGTAAATCTTGTGAGTATGAATATTCAAGAAATAATAGAAAAGAATATTTTAATAACTATCAAAAAAACAAGAGGAAAACAGATTCATTATATAATTTAAGTTGGGTTGTTAGATGTTCAATTACTCAGTCATTTAAAAGAGCTTGTGATGGAAGGTATATTAAATCTAAAAGGTCTGAAGATATTTTAGGTTGTACATTAGAGTTCTTTATAAATTATATATCTTTGCAATTTAAAGATGGAATGTCATTTGAAAGAATGAGCGAAATACATTTAGACCATATAATACCAATTTCTTCTGCTAAAACTGAAGAAGACATTATAAGATTAAATCATTACACAAATTTTCAGCCTTTATGGGCAAAAGATAATTTTAAAAAAGGTAATAAGATTATCGAAAAACAATTAAAATTAATTTAAATTCCGATTGCAAGGATAAGTGCTACAAAAATTATGAGTTCAATAATCAACTTAAGTATCAGAGTGGATAAGCTTCCTAAAGAGAAATTCGTTATGGGTAAAGATGGGGCTGTTTTTTACAACTGTACATTAAACATTAACGATGAAGCTAACCAATTTGGACAAAATGTTTCATTAACTGACTCTCAAACTAAAGAAGAAAGAGATGCTAAAAAAGCAAAAAATTATTTAGGTAATGGTAATGTTGTTTGGACAGATGGCAACATTAACGCTGTTAAAAAAGAAGCAGTTGCAGGAAAACAAGTTGAGGTATCTGATTTACCTTTTTAATATTAACAGGGTAGTGTAAAAGCTACCCTTTTTTAAACAAAAATTATGAATATATTAGAGAAAGCAAACGAAATTGTTAACTTACGTTCTGAAGAGAAAGAGCGTATGTACGGAGATTTTTTAAAGTCAATGGAAAAAACAGCTAGAATAGCGTCTGAGTTTAGCAATAAAGAAATAACTGTTGTTGATGCATACAATGTTTTAATAGCATTAAAATTTGCAAGACAATCAAACTCAAATAAAGAGGATAATTTGCTAGATGCTGTAGCATATATTGGTTCACTTAACAATCTATTAAATAATGAATAGTTACGAAAAAAAATACAAAAAAATAATATCTGAAGCAATTGCTAATGGTATATACAGGGATGATCGAACTGGTATTGGATGCTATTCTGTGTTTAATAAAAGTTTAGATATTAATGTATCAAAATATTTTCCTATTTTAACAGGAAGAAAAATGTTTGAAAAAACTTTTAAGACAGAATTTGAATGGTTTATAAACGGTGAAACAAATATTAAAAGGCTACAGGATGCTGGAGTAAAAATTTGGGATAACTGGGCAGATGAAAATGGTGATTTAGGACCTGTTTACGGGCATCAACTACTGAACTTTAATAGTAGTAACTATAATCAATTAGATAGCGTAATAGAAAGTATTAAAAACAACCCAAACAGCAGAAGACATATTGTTTCTTTATGGAATCCTTTGCAAATAAAAGAAATGCGTTTACCACCCTGCTATTTATATTTTCAATTTTTTGTTGAAAATGAAAAATTAAATATGTTTGTTCTTCAAAGGTCAGGCGATTTAATTGCTGGTATACCTTATGACGTAGCAATGTTTACAATTTTTTTATTATATGTATCTGAAAAAACTGGATATAAAGCTAATAAATTAAGTTTAAGTATTATTGACGCACATATTTATTCAAATCAATTAGATGTTGCTAATGAATATTTACAAAGAAATATATTAGATTTGCCAAAATATAATTATAGTAATGAAAATTTAGAAATAATTAATTACGAGTGTAATAGTTTTATTAAAATACCAATTGCAATATAATGTTTTACATATATAAAACAAAAAATAAAATTGGATGTACAAATAATATTAATAATAGAGTTGTTAAACAGCAAGGCTACAAAAATTATAAAATATTATATAAAACAACAAGTATTAAATTAGCATCTATTTTTGAACTATATTTACAAATTAAACACGGATTCAAACAAGACAGAGATAAATATTACGAATTAATCAATTTAAAAAACAAAATTATGTATCACGTAACAAATCAAACAATAACTTTTAAAAATTCAAATAGTATCAATTTAGTAGATAAAATTAAAAATACTATTGAAGTAAACGAACAAATATATTTAATAGACGAGGATATTAAAGAATGGATTTTAAAAAATAATTTTAAATCTCAACATAACGACGAAAGATTTATATATATAGAGTCATTTATTAATTATTACAAATCAACTTGTAATAAATCAATTTTTGATAAAATTAGAAATTGGGCAAAAGAAAGAGGCATTTATGAAAAAGGGGATTCTAAAACGCAATATTTAAAACTACAAGAAGAATGCGGTGAATTATCTAAAGCTATATTAAATAACAACGACGCAGAAATTATAGATGCAATTGGTGATTGTGTTGTTGTATTAACTAATCTATCTAAATTATGCGGGTTTAAAATAGAGGATTGTATTGATTCAGCATACAATGAAATTCAAAATAGAAAAGGTAAAATGATTAATGGAACTTTTGTAAAAAATAGCTCTATATCTAATGATGTTGAAATAACAATTGAATAATGACAGAGCAAGAAACAATTAATAGAATGATGATGCAAGTGCTTGAAGAAGATTGCTACATTAACCCTGAATTAGAAATAGAATATCCAATACCTGCTATTAGTTGTGGAACTAAAGAATACGAAACTAAAGACGGTTATAAATCTTTTCCTATTCCAATAGGCACTTATGGTAACTTCAGCTTTATACAAGCACCTCCTAAATCTAAAAAAACGTTCTTTATATCGCTTTTAAGCGGTGTTTATATGAAAAACGAACTACAGGGCTTTGGTGGTGATTTAAGAGGTAATAGACAAGGAAAACACTTAATACACTTTGATTCTGAACAGGGTGACTTTCACGCTTCATTGGTTTTTAAAAGACCATTACAAATGTCAGGAGTAAAAGATGATAAATACCATACATACGCATTAAGACAGCTAGGATTTAAAGAAAGGATTTCTTTTATTGAATACATACTTTACGATAAATTAGAAGGTAAAGATATTGGATTAGTTATTATTGATGGAGTAGCAGATTTGTGTGGGGATGTAAACAACATAGAACAGGCTTCAGAAGTAGTACAGCATTTGATGCGCTGGACAAAGGAACTGAATTGCCACATAGTAACAGTAATACACTCTAACTTTGGAACTGATAAACCTACAGGGCATTTAGGTAGTTTTTTAGAAAAGAAAGCAGAAACACAAATACAACTAGAACTAAACACAGTTAATAAAGACTTGGTAAAAGTTAGCTGTAAAAGAAGCAGAAATACAAGCTTTGAAGAATTTAACTTTAAGGTTAATAACTTTGGATTACCTCAAGTAGAGGGTGATTTATATGATATTTTAAAAGATATAAGATGTTAATAACTTATTAATATATTTACCCAATGGAAAATTTAACTATTAAAAATCATTTACAGGAATTACAAGTGTCTACTTCAAGGATGCTAGTTTACAATTCTGATAATAAAGAGCTGCTATCTTACTTTAAAGATGTAACTTTCAAATTACAAATGATTGAGCAATTATTAACTATAGATTCTGCTTTAGATTGGGCTGCTATTGAAGTAGCTTATAAATCAATTCTAAAATTAGATTCTGAATTAACAGATGTAGAAATTAACATAGCTATTAAGCCTATCACTACTGAAAAGAAAGTAGGTAAAATATCTGTAAAACTATTTTAATATGATTATAGCATTTTGGTTATTGGTTTTAGTATTTGGTGTTTTAACTTATTCTGTTTATGATGGTAAGATGGTTAAATTAGCTATTATAAACGGTTTTATGTTTGGTGCTTTATACGATGTAGAAGAAGCTGAGGATGAAAATTGGCATACTGTTCAAGTTCTGTTAGGTTTCTTATCAATAAATATATTATGGGAAACTCAACAATCTTAAACCAAGTAGCAAAGTACCATAGCGACTGGGTAGAATTAGCTGCAGTATTTGATAAAGATTTTGCAGAAGATATAGTACAGGAGATGTACCTACTTTTGCATAAGTACAACGTTACAGAAACTCAAATGTTTACAAATGGTAGAATTAATAGAGGGTATGTTTTTATCATTATTAGAAATATACATTTTCAACTACATAACATTAAAAAGAGAATAACAAAAGTAGAACTGAATGAAGAAGTATATAATTTATTAGATGATTTTAACATCGATAAGGAGATAGAATGGAATTCATTTAGAGCTAAAGCTGAAGAAGAAGTTAATAACTGGGAATGGTACGATAAAAAGCTATTTACTTTGTACAGAGATAATAAAACTTCAATACGCAAATTAGCAAAAGAAACAGGTATCAGTTTTGTTTCAATATTTCATACGCTAAAAGCTAATAAGCAAAAATTAAAAAGACTATTACAAGAAGATTACGATAACTTAAAACTTTAAAAAAATGGCAAAAAGAAAACCAAAAGGTCTAGGTGATACTATTGAAAGAATCACGGAAGCTACAGGAATTAAAACAGTAGTAGAAGCAATTTCAGAAGCTACAGGAGTAAATTGTGGATGCGATGCACGTAAAGAACTATTTAATAAGTTATTTCCTTACAAGCAAACAGAGTGCTTAAATGATGAGGATAATGAATATTTAGCTAACTTCTTTTCAGTTACAAATAATCAGCTAACTCCTAAACAACAAAGTAAAATTATTGATATTTACAAGAATGTATTTAATCAAAGAATAGAGCCAT